TTATAATGTTCTATTTGTGATATTATAGTTTTCCGTTACATATGTTTTCATGTCTGTAAAAAAGAATTCTACAGTTTTTTTGTAATCCTTCACCCTAAATATTTCTTCCCAATAATTTTTGATTGGCGACTCTCTTTCAATGCCATATGATGCCTCAATCTCTACCTCTCCGGTCTTTGAAACTTTGAGGTAAGGTATTATCACGGCATCTATTTCCTTCATGTTGAAAATTTCACTAGCAATTGTGCAGCAGTCCTTGTAGTAGCTATCCTCATTTGGAGATAATGGTGAAAAGTCTTCGCTTACAAGAGAGATGATACAGACCCCATTTTCCTTGGAATAGATGATCTTGTCTATCTTAAGATCGATTTTATCCTTCAAGAGTGCATATGTTCTTGCAACTACCTCGGCAGGATCGGCTTCAGGATGTCTGACCAATGTTTCTTCATTTGTCTGCATTTCATTTTTAGGAGAAGTAGATAAACAGGCACTTAACACTAAAACAGCAATTGGTATTAGAAAAATGATATATTTTTTTGATGACATTTGATAGCCCCAGATATTCTGTTTTAATGAAAAAGAACTTACTATATAAATTTTTAGATGAAATTATATTAAATCATGTATTCATAGTTTGATGGGACATCCTCAAATCTTTTCCATTCGTACCACGAAGAAAGATTCAAAATATTGGCCCAATCGTTGATTCTTTTTAGATCTCCGTCAAAGTTGTTTTCATATTTGCCCATAATCTCAATGAGTAATTTGCCTTTATCCTCAAATTCAAAATTATCGTAGGCAGAGTCTAAATCAAATTTTGTCTTTTTGGCCAGGACATTAAAATAAGCGTAGTTCATTGAATGTGAAGCTTCATAGATTTTTGAAGGTGTTATTTTCCTAACATCTTCATTCAATCCTCCTAAAGCTTCCTGCAGCTGGGATTGAAAAGAGATTTTCTGAAATTCTCTTAACCTAGGATATTCATTATAGATCCACTCTTCGATTTTTAGATCTACAGGCTGATTCGTTAGCTGCATTATTACGCCTTTGAACAGCATTTCACTCAAATGTTCAACTTTTGGTTTAGACATAATTTTGGATATGGAATTAATATCATTTGCTATCTCGGTGATAGCAACCTCAGAGCTCTTGGAAGATATAAATGGGATTAATCTTTCTAAAGGGTCGGATTTGAATATTCTTATGATGTGGCCGCATTCATGGGCTATAATGTGATTGATGCTTTGACTTGCGCCTTCTTTGTAGTATACTATATGATTCTCCATATCATTTCTGGCAATCTTTAGCTTTGCATGGGAGGTAATTTTACTGTTAGGTATGAATTTGAATTTCTTCTTTGTCAGTTCCTCTACATTTTTTAGGATCTCTCTTGTTTCAGGAATAAGCTCTAGGCCCATAGAATCATAACTCGCAAAATCCAATAATGTATTGTTTTTATTCTTTATTTCTTTTAAGCTTATTTAAGGAAAGGATAGACAATTCATATAAACTCTTTACCCAGTCTAGATACTCTTTGATTGTCTTTTCTTACAAAAATTAATCCATATGGCACAGTCATTTCTAGCCTTAAAAACAGAGTTTCATTCTTAGAGAAGGAGCTCTCGATAGTTGGGCAGGACGGTAACCTATACTTAAAAGAAACTTCAGAGCCGAAATTTCAGTCTGTTTCAAAGGAGAAAATCCTGAAATACTGTGATCACTCTCCTCTTGTCCAGCCAATCCACAACGCAATAATCCGTGAAGTGACAAATGCCGGATGGTCCATCAAATCTCTTTTTAATGCCAAGTGCAGCAAGTGCGGACAGACCTTTGACAAAAATCCAGAAGCAGATAGATGTGATTGTGGCGGCTCAATTATGGGGCCAGATTTGGATCAGAAAAATAAGCTTCAATCTTTCATAGACAATCCTCATCCCGATATAGATCTTTATTCAATACTAAGGTCAGCACTAAAGTGGGAGTTGTGCCTTGATGATTATTATCTGTCTCTTTCATACATTAGGCAGAATGACAAGGGAAAGTTCTTCATAATGGAAGAGCCCCAGGCGCTCTATGTTGAGAATCCTCTTCTTATTGGCAAAGTAAAGCGAGGCGATCCGGAGTGGTCATATTTCTGTCCAATCTGCAATCTGCTTGATGAGGAGTACTTATCAGATTCAAAGGGGAAGTGCCCAAAGCACAGGATAGAGCTCTGGGAGACTGCATATGTCCTTTATTCAGGGAGCAGGATAAGAAGGCGCTACTCCAAAAAAGAGATAATTGAGGGCCATTTCAACAGGAGGCTTCCGGACGACTACGGCACCCCGATAATCCAGGCATGCATAAATCAGATAGAAGCGGCCCTAAATCTAGATCTCCTGAACAGGGATACCTTTGAGAAGGGGACTCTTGCAAAGATATTCGCCTTTGAGGGGTACACCCAGGATGAAGTTGCGTCCTTAGAGCAGTCAATAGCATCGATGGCAGAGAAGAGAAAGAGCATTGGCTCAAAGCTCTTCAATCTGTTCCTGGGAAATTCCAAGGGAAAGATCGAGGTCCATGACGTCCTTTCAGATCCCTCAAAGCTTCAGGCCTTGGAGTGGCACCGCTACTACCGTGACATGCTTCTATCAAATTACGGTGTGACGCCTGTCTTTGCTGGAACTGTCGAGAGCGGCAAGGCCGGAAACAATCCGATGCTGCAAATCGACGTGATGTGTAACACCACAAAAGCGTGGATGAGAACAATATCTGAGCCAATTAATACTGTTCTGCTTTCCGCTCTTGGCATAACGGACTGGTACTTTGACTTTGACGAGATAGAGAGGGAGGACAAGAAAGAGTTCGCAATTGTCCAGAAGCTAAAGGCTGAAACAATTGCCATTTACAGAAACTCAGGTTATGAAGTAGAAATAGCAGACGACGGCAGCGTCAATCCAATCCTAAAACTAAAATCTCAATCAAAGGAATCCGTCCCTGAAATAGAAAAGCAGAAAGATCCACAGGATATATTGTTTGATGATCTTTCAAATGCACTGTTTAAGATTTCCAAGGATTATGAAACTAAACTCTTCCAAATATTAGAGAACAATCCTAGAGATAGGGTCAGTATCGATCAAGAGGTATCTAGTGTCTCTAAAAAACTGGATGCAGAACTTAGGCTCCAAATCTATCCGATTTTTAATCACGCTTATCGTATCACAATTTCCAATTACTCAAAAATACTCTCAAAAGATGATCTTAATCCCTTCATCCTGAAATACCTTAAGGAGTATTTCGACATTTACGTTTCGCCCTTCTTTGTGAAGTGGGAAGAGCGGGAAAAGGGGAACATATTCAGGATCATCGAAGAAGAAATACTAAAAGGCTACAACTGGCAGACCGTTAAGAATAGACTTTCTGAAGAGTATTTTGGAAGAAGGGATTCGTACTACTGGCAGATGGTGGCGAGAACTGAAGGGACGAGGGCCTTTAACTTTGCATCTGAAAAAGCAGCAAGAGACCTTGGGGCTACCGAGAAGAGATTCATTTTCACAGAAGACGGCCTGGCATGCATAAGCTGCGTCCAGGCGTCAAAAGAGGGCTGGCTCCCTATAGGCTCAGAGACTTCCTATGGCAGTCCGCCGCTTCATCCTAACTGCAGGTGTTACTATGAGTTTAGGATAGGGCCAACTGCTAGAAAGTGGGATGAGGTGCCTGCTGAGAAGAGGAAGGACTTCACTCAAGAGATGCATGATGCCCTCTGGGAATACTCCTCCACATCCTACTACATAAACACCATCTTAAGATATCCTAAGGACTACGCCAAAAAGATAACTTACCAGCTCCAGATCGAGCGTGCAAAGAAGGCAATAGAGATACTAAAGAAGATCTTTGGCCTAAATGACAGCGTGATCACAGAGGACACCATCCTCTGGCGTGGCCTTGACGAGTGGATAATAGATAAGATGAGGCTAGCAGCTGAAGATCCGGAGTATGCAGACATCCTGATGGACCCCGGATTTTCAAGCACTAGCAAAAAGAAAAACATAGCGCTTGCATTCGGCCTAAAGCACGACGAGTCAAATGTCACTGTCCTAAAAATCCACGTCCCAATCGGCACAAGAGCTATTTACATCGGGGAATCCTATGACTACAGGCAGGAGGAAGTCCTTCTAAAGAACGGCTCAATGTATCGCATAAACAACATCGAGGAGAGGCCACCAACAGACGATGAGCTTGAGGTCATTTATAGCGAGCTAGGGCTTGATGAGGAAACTGCAAGAAGGATAAAAATTAAAATATATGACGTTGATTACATAGGGTGCTACGAATGCTAACGCAGGAAGATTCAAGATTTATCATGGGCGAAGGGGTCCATGTCGGAAACTTATGCACAATGTGCGCTCACTTTAAGGGGGATAGAAAGTGCACCGCTTTCCCGGAGGGCATACCCCAGGACATCTTTTCCATGAAGGTATTTCACAATAAATCATATCCGGGCGATCAGGAAATAATATTCGCTCCTCTGCCCGAGTTTGACACATCACAAATCTATGATATCGTTTGAGATTGATCTTAGGTCGGAGCCTTTGAAATCCATTTTAAAAAAGGCCCCGTTGGAAGTTGACAGGATTGTTTCTGATGAGATAGCAAGCTGGGCGCTCAGGACATCAAACCTTGCAAAGTCCAGATCACCAGTCAGGACTGGAAATCTTAGGCAGTCCATAACGCCGGCAAGAACAACTGATTCTGCAAGCGTTTCCGCCCTTGTCATGTATGCAAAGTTTGTCGAGCCCCCGCCTCTTGGAGTCCCAATGAAGCGGAAGATGACAAGAACGATGTTTCTATACAATTCCGCCATGGAGGAGCTTGACGTGACTGTTCTAAAGATTAACGATAGAATCAAAGAGCTAATGGAAGTTTAGATCATGGAAGACTCATTCAGATTTCAGGGCGAGTTCTTCAAGGTAAAAGGTGAGGAGGACTTCTTCATATTCGGCCCGGCGTCTGCAGAGATGCTGGACAGCCAGGGGGACGTCATAAGAATTGACGCTGTGAAGAAGGCACTGCCAGAACTTTTGAAGCGTGCAAGGGTCACCGTCGACCACAAGGACCAGATAGTCGGCGAGATTATCGAGTCCTTTGAGAAGAAGGGCCTTATTTACAAGACAGAGGTAAGGTCTCCAAACGACGATGAGCTCTCAAAATTTTCTAGCCTTGAGAAGGAGAAGGAGGCCCTGTTCGTCTTAGCAAAGGTCTGGGACGACACGGAATACTGCAGGGAGGTCAGAGCTGCCATAGAGAAGGGCGATTACAGATCATATTCTATTTCTGGTAACGTCCTAAACTCTAGGCCTTGCAGCTCAAGCGAGGGCTGCACAAGAATCGTATCTGACCTAAATCTATCTGCTGTAACAATCTGCCGCTCAGGTGCAAATCCAGCGGCGCAGTTTGACATCTTAAAAGAGGAAAAAGAGATGCCGGAAGAAGTTACAAATGCTGAGGAGAAGGGGCCTGAGTTTCTCACCCGCTCCGACTTTGAGGCATACAGGAACGACCTTGAAAAGAGGCTTGAGCCACTTTCAAGAATAGATGAGATCCTTGGAATTCTTAAGGCCAAGGAGAACGACACTGGCCCTAAAATTGAACTTGAAAAAATCAGGGAGGAAATAAAGAAAGAGATCCTCTCAGAGTTCAGGCCGGTCCAGAAGTCAGAGGGCGTTTCTCAAAAGGAAATCTCAACTGACGACATAGTATCAATGCTATCCGAGAAGAGGATCTAATGACAGCTCCATTTTTCAAAAGCTACGAGGACATGCTGGACTACTACTATTGGCAGCCTCTGAAGAGATCAGGGGTCGACCCTAAGGTATTCCAGAAGTATAACAGGGCAAGCGACATCGCAGAGGAGATAGATCTTTCAAAGTCTGACGCTCCAGTGCTCACATCAACTACAGGGGTAAAAAACGTCCTTTTCGGGGCAACGCTTTATTCCCAGATTGTGACAGAGTCAAACGCTTTTGCGCTTCTACCAAAGAGGCCTTGGTCAAAGTCAGGTTACAGGGCATTAACTGCTGCAGGTCTCACAACAGGCGGCCACATAACAGAGGACGGGGAAATACCCGAAACAAAAAAGCCAACATTTGCAGAGATCACTGTGACACCGCATACCGTTGCTAGGGCCACAAACATCTCAGAGATGGAAAGGCTTCTCGAGCAGAAGGACGACACGATAAAGTGGGCGGATGTTGTTTCATACACTGCAGATGAGTTCAGGAACACTCTTAACAGGAACATATTGGCCGATGCAGACGGCGCTGCAACTGACGGCAGCATAATAACTCCGCTTGACAGGATCATCTCGTCCTATTCTGAGCTGGCAGAAACAGAGCTCACCACAAACGAGGGGGATGTTTACGGCCTTGACAGGGATGCTGAAGCTACATGGACCGATGCCAATGTTTCGCATGGCGGATCATCAGGAACAGAGACTGACAGGACCCTAACGCTTTCCATGATAGATGACGTGATAGCAGAGTGCGAGCCCTACTGGGATAGTGGAGGCAGAAAGAATAAGGCCATCTTGACAGGTTATGACACCGCCAAGCGTATAGCCCAGCTTGAAAGACCCAAAGAGGTCTACACACCTGATGCCTACATCGAGTTCACTGTGAACGGGATAAAGGTCAGGGGAAAAGAGGCGGGCATCCCAGTTGCAACATTTGACGGCATCCCGATTTTAAGGAGCAACAACGTCCCGAAGGACACCATATCCAGAATCTACATCCTGGACCTCGACCACGTATCTCTTGAGATGCTTAAACCCATAACTTACGTTGAGACAAGCGATCCCTTCATCCAGAACAAGTTCGGGACCGAAGGAGTCTTCTCATGGATTGGGGAGATATGGTGCGACCGCTTCAAGGCCCAGGGAAAGATCAGGGGTCTGAAATAGGCCCTATTTTTATTTTAGGCGATTACCATGGCTAAGGTTAGATACGATGGACCCGAGACCTACTACACCGTCCAGGGTACAACTGGCATAGTCTACCAGTTCACAGGGAGGGACAAGGTCTCTGAGGTAAGGAATCCAGAAGACATAGAGATGCTAAAGGGAAAGGGCGGATTCACTGTGATAGAAGGCATCGAGCTTGGCAATATCAAGAAGGTGAAGTGATGGCATTTTCCAGCGTGATAAAGGGATACGGGAAGAGCGGCGACAAGGCAACTACATGGGGGACTTTCACAAACGGAGTTTCAGATACAGGTGGTGACATAAATACGGGGCTAGTCATTTGCGAGTCAATATCACTTGAGTTTACAGGCTCTGCCGTAGTGGCAGATGCCGCCGCAATAAACGAGTCGTTTCCATGTGCAGGAAATGCCGTAACGATAGTCACAACTGCAGACGCTGACGGTATCTGGCGGGCTGTTGGCTACTAAAGGTGGCTCAATGGAACCCGCCGATCACGATATTTTGATAGAGATAAAGACAGACCTCTCATGGATAAAGAAGAAGCTAAACGACCAGTGCGAGTCATACAAGGAACACGAGGAGAGGCTAAGCTCTCTTGAGACCTGGAAGGACAGGGCGGCTGGTGCGATAACGATAGTTGAGTTTGCAGTCGGCGGCGGGATAATCTTCTCAATAATTTCAATACTGTTGTGGCTTATGAGGCCCTAAAATGGATGCTCTATCGATTGGATATTCTGGCGAATCTGATGCAGCTCTCTGGATTGAAAACTCAATTCTCACTTTGAGCCTTGATACAGTGACTGAGTTTGATCTTACTGACAGCAGCTTAGATAACCTGGTGCTGGCCCTAAATTTAGTAGAGGGCATAACGGCTGTTTTGATAGATGACGGGGATATCCAAGCAACAGATCTAAACGAGATATCAAGAGAGTATCCGGCCGACATAAAGTCCAGGCCCTATTCTTTAGGCCACGGGAACTACTCAAATCCTAAGAAAGTCTCTGAAGTTTCCCACAAGAGCGCTATAGAGATAAGAAACTCTTGGCTTGACGAGGCCGATTCACTGATAGGATCTCTAACTGGCCTTAATTTTAGGGCCAAATCCTTAGGGGGAGTCTCGATTGACATAAGGGCAAGGGATATTTTCTCTACAGAGGATTACGGTGAATATCGCTGTGCAAACGGATTTTACTTGAGGCCATATGTTCCGATAACTTCAATTGAAGCACTTGCAATAGACGGAGTTTCTGTAACGCCCTCAAAAGCCATAGTGGATTATGACAGGATCATCCTCTCTTCAAGTGCTGAAATCCCCTCATGGCAAATCGGAAAATCCAAGGTGACAGTATCCCTCACATACGGCTATGCAAAAGGCTCAAGGGAGTCTGTTCTGGCATCGGAGTTTGCAACGCTCTACACATGCAACATGCTCTTTGAATCTGACCTAAGGCTAAGGCAGAAGGCAGGCGCCACAAAGATAACTCACGCTTCAGTCGTCTTTGAAAACGACACGCTCCCGGAAGAGGCCATCTCAAGAAAGGAGATTGAGATTAGGATGAAGCTAATCTTAGAGCATCTGCCAAAGAAGATGAGGAGTGTTTTAGGATGAGCTTTGATCCAATCTCATTTCTCGCAAACGTTGAAAGAATCTTCAGCGCCGCCACTGGACTTTCCGATGTGAAGAGTTGGACAAGGCCTACAAAACTCACGACAACTTTTGAAACTCCAGAAGTTGCAATCGAGATGATAGCAGGCAGCATGGATTCAATATCACTGTCTTACCCCAACAGGCAGATTGAGTTTTATGTCCGTTTTGTGATCTTTGAAGAGCAGACATCTAGTGCATCTAAGATTGGGACAATCTATTCTGGGATAATTGATGCGGTGAGAAGCAATCCAGACCTAAGAACAAAATCCGGGTCTGCAACATGCGATTATTTTGGAACATTTTATGGCAGAAACATCAGCTTTGATCTGGCTGCAACTCAAAGAAACGGTGTTTCTGTGAACGCAATGAAAATTGACGTACCATGTCTGGTACGGGAAATCTAGGTGAAAATCATGGCTTACACAAAAGGAGACGTTTTTGTAAAAAAGGAAAGCACATGGGGAGTTGGTATTGATCCAACTTCACCCACAAGCGGAATAGATGAAATATTGGGCCTGGACTCAGAATATGAGTACGGCCTTGAAAATCAGATCACAGCAGTAAATCCGGCTGCAATGGCATACCCTTCAGAGATATCCTATCACACCGCAAAGGCAAAGGGAAAGATAGATTTTGTATATAACGGGGCTCTGCCTTTTGCCCTGATGCTTGGGGGTACTGCAAATTCAGATCCCCTGGAGGATGAATCACCTTACACATGGACCATAACACCCTCTGGCACACCAATTCCTTTCACAACTTCATGCCTCATGAAAGGGACAAATGATAAGATGGCGCAGATTCTTGGGTGCTACGCAAAGAGCCTATCATTTAAGATGGGCCTAAACGAGCCGGCATCCGGAACTCTTGACATTGTTGGAAAGGACCTGGATTTAAACAATCCTTTCACCGCCCCAACAACAGTCGCAGTTGATGACTCAAAAGCATGGAAGCCACATGAGTTCACATATTCCATAGGCGCAATATCGGGCATTACATACATAACGGATCTAGAATTTACGATCTCAAGGGGCATTGATGTAGGGCACGGCCTTGCTGCAAGGTCCCCCTCGACAGCATACTCTGGGAAGTTTGAGGCGATAAATGGGTCAATAACAGCCTACATCCCAGACTCAATAACGGCAAACGAAATAGAGCAGCTTGTGCTTGGCGGAACCTCTACAAATGAAGCACTCGCTTCCAAGGATATTGTAATCGACAAGGGCTATGCAGACGAGGCATCAGATTCTGTAAAGATAACTCTTTCAAACTGCATCTTTTCAGACTACAGCGCAGTGTTTCCGCTTGACACAAAGATGAGCTACAAGTTTTCATTCTCTGGCATATCCGCAGAAGTGCTGTGGGAAGCGCCTTTTGCAAAGACCAACTGGTGAGGCGATTTTATGGCGATAGTTGAAAAATCATACTTTCTGCATGAGCGGGATGAGAAGGGAGAGCTAAAAGCAATCATTATCGAGATTGAGCCTGGAAAGGATGCCAAAGTCATACCAATCCCGGAGGGGGAAATTGCACTTTTGTCAGACCCTCAAAAAGGATACGATATTCTATCAGCACATATTGTTGAGCCAAAGCTATCCCCAGATGAAATCAAAAGGTTTGGGAAGACAAAGGCGATTGCGCAACTAGTCCAAAAGCTCTTGGATATAAGCGACATAAAAGAATCCTTTCGTTCCGAGCCTGGAAGCAAAGGCAAGGCTACTTGAGGAGCAGGTGCTGCACCGGCTCGGGTACAAGGTGTGGGAAATACCAAAACTCACAATCCTTGAAAAAAAAAGGCTCGTGAGGGGCTATATCCTGTACCAGAATCCGGAAGACACCCAGGAAGAAAAGAGAATTCAGGCGGAAGAGCTGATAAAAAAGAGAAAAGAGCATGCAAGAGCAAAACGTCAAGATAACTGTCACTGCTGAAGACAGGGCATCTGGCCCTATAAAAAACGTTGAGTCGGCGCTTGGCGGCCTTGAGAAGGGCACATCCAAAGCCGGCGGTGCAATGTATTCTTTGGGCCATGCGGCAGAGGTAGCCATGGGGACAATGGCAACGGCAATTACGACCTATGGCATTTCCGCAGTGCAAAACCTGAATCGTGAGATGGTAAAGCTTTCGTTGGAGCAATCAAAGTTTCAGTCGCAGACAGGAAATCTTTTGAAAAATGCAGGGATGCGGTCCTACTCAAAGCAGGTTGAAAAGGTGATAGGCCAGCATTCTGAGCTGACATCCATGGACGACATCTCAATCAGAAAAAGTTTCAACAATCTCATCGCCGTGACAAAGGATTATGACCGATCGCTAAAGCTCTTATCAGTGGCGGAAGACTATACAGCAGCACAAGGGATTGATCTAGAAACTGCAACAAAGCAGGTCGCAATGGCGCTTGGTGGAAGCACATCAACGCTCGAACAGAACGGCGTCGTCCTTGATTCAGTCAGCATGAAATCAATGACGGCATCACAGAAGATGGACTACCTGGCAAAGCAGATGGAAAAATCCTTTGGCGGAAGTGCAGAAGCTCTCAGGAATTCAACTGCGGGGATATTTGCCAATTTTCAAAATCAGGTTCAAAATCTTAAGACTCTTTTTGGAGATGAGCTGACCGGAGCCATAGCGCCGACATTAGAGAACATTGCAAACAAGATTTCAGAGATGATAAACTCCGGGGAAATCCAGCCGCTTGCAGATGCTTTTGGAAATCTTTTAGAGCATTCAATAAGCTTTGGCTCTGAACTTGGCAACATTATCATGAAGCTCGCTGGCGTTACTTCTTCTGAAGAGGCGATTACAAAACTGGCCGATGCTTTTGACAGGGTATCATATATTTTGGGCGTAATTGAGGATGCGCTTTCCAGGATAAACGTCATTATTAAGGATTTACACCTAGATAAGATTATAGATCTTGGACTTAGGGCAACAAATCCAGGGGGCATGGCTCTTTGGGATTATGCGGGCCAGCAGGTGCAATATGAAAAGGCTGGCGCATATACTCCTTATGAGGCGGCTGCTAGAGGACAGTGGATTAGTCCAGGGGCTGTGAGTTCAAACACGCTTCCAATAGAATCAGAAAATGCCGCAGATGCATTGGGACGCTTGCGGGAGATAGAGCGTGCTGAAAATGAAAACAAGGAAAAGACAAAACAGAACAGTCTTGAAATTACAAACAACACAAATGCGGTGCAGCTTGCAAATGAATATCTAAATATTTTGAGGGGCAGCACAAGCAAGACCGCGGAGGAAGTTGATCAGCTTGGCCAAACTGCTGGCGGTGCAATCAACTACATGAACAGCGCAATGAGCATTGTCAGACAGATGTTAAATCCTTCCGGTGGGGGTGGCAGCAGTTGCAGGACTTTTGGATCTTCTGAAAGAGTTCAAGCTGGAAGCGATATAGTCTATGAAGGCCTTGAAAGGGGAAGCGCAGTTGTCACAAATTCTTTTTCAAGTGGCGGTGTAACTTACGAGACAATCCGCAATAGCTCCGGGGGCGGACTCGTCGGGTACATGAACACAGCAACAGGTGAAATTTCAAAAAGAGTAAATGATGCTTTGATCACAAAAAAAGGCGAAGTGGTGCAGTTCCATCGGGACGACAATATTCTGGCATTCAAGGATGGATCAAAGCTCCAGGGAAAAAGCATGATTCTGAACAATACCTTCAATATTTCAGGCAACGGCGACCCTGACAAGATTGCCGATGAAATCCTGAAACGAATCAATAGAATCACCAGGGTGGGGTTCTAAAATGGAAGCAAAAAGTAAGACAGAATATCTCGTGACGTGGGTGATCCGGGAAAGAGACGGCAACATAAAAGAGATGGGAAATGACCATCCAAAAATAGAAAAACAGAAGATTGAATCTTATGGCAACACTCGTGAACAAAGGCCTTGAAATGAAGGCCAAACTATTGAATGGTGTATCTACTGCGCCATTCACATATATCGCACTAGGCTCTGGAACAACGGCAGAGGCAAACGACCAAACAGCACTTGTAACAGAAATTACCACAAACGGTGGGGCAAGGGCAGCTGCCACTTGCGAATATGAGGCTGACTACAAGGCAAAGTGGACAAAGACCTTTTCTTTTACAGGAAGCCTATCCGTCAACGAAGTTGGAATTTTCAACGATGACGGAGATCCTGCAGGAGACATGCTGATGAGGCACAAGTTCTCAGCAACAAAGGCTGTTGAGGACGGCGACTCTCTGCAGATCATTATCAAAGAGACTGAATCCAGAGCCTAAATCTATTTTTTTATTTTTTTAAAATTGGGTAACGTGATAGCCTGGCGGAATACGACTACAGCTTTTCAGGAGTAAATAAAAAGCAAGAGGTAGTTGAAAAAAGGACCCTCAATTCAAAAACTTTTCAAATTGCGCCAGGAAAGTTCAGAAAGATTTATCACGAAAAGCCCATCCATTATGAAGACGACAATCACAATCTAAGAACTATTGACATAACGATCCGGGAAGAAAAAGACAAATTCATAATGGACAAAAATAAATTTTCTGTTGGATTTAGAAATGACAGAAAGAAGGAAAAATATTTCGGCCTCAGAAAAGGGTATGATCATCAATACGAAGCAAGTATCGCTAAGATCATACTGAACGGGGAAGAAGTTACTTTTGATAAATTTACTAAAATTGAGCAGATTAATGATTACGAACTGAAGCACGTCATATCAGATGGCCTTTGGATCCACAACAGAATCCATGAGCGCTATGTCCAGGAATCTCTTGTAGTTGAAACTGAAAAAATCAATTTGAAAGATGTTGAGGTCTGGTATGAGATCCATTTGAAGGGATTCAAAGCAAAAGGAAAAAAGGCAGACGTATTTACTTTTGAGCTGGACACAAAAGAAAAGATCTGGATACCCGGGCCCAGGATGTGGGTGGAAAATCTTGACTACTTCACCCAGCCATTGAAGCACAGGATAGTAAAAAAAGACGGCAGGATTTACTATGTCAAGTACTTCGATGAGAAGGCCAAAAACTGGGCATGGATGGTTCAGAAATACGGCCTTCTCGGACCAGGCAATGAAAAACTGAAAGGCAAAAAAACAATATATATCGATTCTACAACTTATTATTCCACTTCCGCAGACGGTGACATAAAAGGGACATACAGCACGTCTTGGTCCACAGCACGTACATCTGGCGCCACAGTTTATGACACCGCCACAGCCATAGTCGTCAGCACGAGCAAATCCTTTGATAAGCAGCTTCTAGGCTACGCATACACAATAAGAAGGGGATTTCTATACTTTGATACCTCGGATATCCCAGACGGCGCAACAATCGATACAGCTGCCCTTTCCGTTTATGTCTATTCAACTAGCAACGGCGCAACTCTTTGCGCTTTGAAAGGAATACAGGCAAGCGCACTTTCAACAAGTGATTTCACAGCATACAGTGGCAGCTCTTATGGCACTATAGCTACAAGCACCAACGGCTACAAAACAATCGACCTTGACGCAACTGGCAAATCAGACGTTTCAACAACAGGTACAACAAAATACTGCCTGATGGAATACACCTATGATTATGCAGACAGCCCACCAAGCCTAACTACTGCCTATACCGGATATATCTATTCCTCAGAGTATTCCGGGACAAGCTATGACCCAAAGCTCGTGATAGAGTATACCGAGGCTTCTGGGGAAGAATATGAAGAGACAGTTACTTACACCGCTAACGGTGCAGTTGCGGTGGCTGCAGCCGGGATAGCTCGTGCAGCAACAATAACTTACGCCTCAAACGGGACAGTCTCCTGCACTTATGGCTCAATTTATTCTGAAACTGTAACACTCACAGGCTTTGGATCAATCGTTATCCAGGACATTGATACTGACATCGAAACAATACTTATCACCGGCAAAGGCAGCTTTTCTTATGAAGACCACAGAGGATATTCCTCATTAGTTGAACTCTCGGGAGCAGGGGCCACAACAGTTTCAGCAGCATTTTCATATAAGCAAACTATAACTTATCTGGGCTATGCGGCAATTGAAGTTGCAGCGGTCACTGATTACATTTGTAACATAAATTACTCTAGTTTGGGCACTGTTGTTTCACAGGATATAGACACTGATATCGAACTTATCACATTTTCAGGGTATGGATTATTTGCAGTTTCTGGGATTTCAAGTTTGGCCTTATCTGTAACTTTTGATGGGGCCGGAGCAACTGAGGCATTAGGGCATAAGCAATTATTCAGTATTTCAAATATCACTGGTGCAGCAGCTTTTGAGATAGATGTAATACTCGGAAAGGTAGTTGGTGTCACATTTGGCGGCGCTGGATCATTTGAAATACAAGAGTATTCTGGGTCCACAACTGTAATAGAATATCAAAGCAATGCAGAGATAACAATATCCGCAACATTGGATTATGTTTCAAATATCACAACAACAGGATTATCGTTTGTCACAGTTACAAAACACATGGATAAGTATGATCTTCTTGAAATAACTTCCAAGGCTTCAATAGAGATAAGCACCACTGCAGATTATACTTATAGTGCTGTTCTGACTGCAGCTTCCTCAGTTACAATTCAGAATATTGATTATGATATTGAATTGATCCTTTTCACTTGTTATGGATCAATCCAAATCCAGGACATGGAGCTAATAGATTATATTTCAAAAGCTGCGATAAATGTTTACTCTTTATGGGCCCCTCCCAAAATTATAATCCTGGGCGCCGGGGCCTTAGAGTTAGCCACAAAGACAGATTACGCAATAAGTCTTGCGTACACTGCAAACGGATCACTTTTTTTCCAGGACATCGATTCTGGCACTGACCTGATAGAGCTTACCGGCGTAGGATCAATCACAGCAGAAATAACAACAGACTTCAAAAAAACACTGAACATCATCGGGATAGGGGATCTTGCATTCAACGGCATCACCGCATATATTATCAGTGAAGCAATTACAAGTGATGCGCAAATAGATATCCAATTGAATGCTTCATTTATGGGGGAAAACGAAGCTGCCGGCGCAAGCGCAATGGAGATTGCCGCTGCAACTGCTTATCACGCACTGATAGAAATAGATTCTTCTAGCTCTGTAATTATCCAGGATGTTGACACCGATATCGAGATAATCACTTTTGGGTCTGCTGGGGCGTTACAGTTTATCGATGTTGAACAGATTGATTATAATTCTTATGGGGCCCTATCAATAAACAGTGAAACTTCGGGAGCAACACCGCTTTTTTGGGCCATAATTGTGGGGCAGGCTGGTGACGTTGAAATAGATCTTACCGCCTTGAACATAATTGAATATGCAAGATTCACTGACGAGAAAGGAAAAAGATCGGATTACTTTGAAATCAGTTTATACAATGATAACGGGGCATTATCCGAAACATTTGAGGTGGGAAATGAAGTATTCTTCTATGTTGACGAAAATGATCCGCCGGCTACGAAGATTTTCCATGGCCTTATTACCTCAGTTGAGTTTGAACTGGACGAATACAGGAGCAATCGCATAATACTTTCTGGTGAAGACTATGGCTCGATTAGAACTGGCCAAACAACTATATCAGGCGCCGAGACATACAACAACAAGACTGCCGATGAAATTGTTTCAGATATTTTGGCTAGATACTGCCCTGAAATAACAACAACCAATCTTGAAACTTTTGCAGAAGCGATTCCTTCAATGACATTTGCTTGGGAGTATGTCGGCCAGGCAATCGATAAAGTTGCTAGCCTTGTGGGCGCTGACTTTTACATTGATGAAAATGACGACCTTCACTTTTATGATGCTGCAGATCTATCGGCAGATCATACATTATCAAGCGGGGAAATCATCAGCGCAAAGATCAAACGAGACGCAATGAAATACTTTGACAGGGTGTATGTTGTAGGCGGCAAACAGGGATTTTTGGATTTTAGCCAGGCCGCAACTACAACAGAAGTTTCTCTGTACGATAAATCTTATGCCTCGACATTTACGCCATCAAAATCAAATATACTGTTCCTGGACGTTTATGTCAAAAAGGTGGGCATTCCTCTTGATGATCTGATCTTCACAATAGTAGAAGACAACGCCGGGAATCCAACTGGAAGCATTGTCGGCTTTGGATCAATCCCCCAGGAAGATATCTCAACTGATGGTGGCTGGGTAAAGACAACGCTTGTTGATTGTCAGCTGGACATATCAAAAACAAACTGGGTCGTTTTCAATATTATTGGCACGGTAACAGACACTTACAAAGTTACTCATGACAACACAACGGCAAGCGGCCATAAATACAAAACTCTTGCCGGATCATGGACCGCAGCAACTGGAAAGCTGGCCTTCAAGACTTACTATGGGGTACAGATAGTAAAAAGCGCCACAATGGAAACAATGATGTTTGAATACCACACTGATATCCCAATTATAGATCTAACTATCCAGGAAGCAGACACCGCATTGACTTTAGCACAGCAAAAGGCAATTGAATATGCGCTGAAAAATGCATCAAGAATTGCGATAAATCCCCCTGGAAAAAGATTGAAGGCCGGGCAAGTAATCGAGTTTACAACCCTTCCTGGAATGCCAACGCTTGAAGATCAAACAATACTATCTGTAACTTACGAGATAAAAGAGCGAGAAATTTCAACTGTCACCTTGACATGCACGGCTGCAGATGACTTCTACTCCGCATTTGCAAACTTGTTTTCCGAGCTTAGAAGACTGAAAGTGAAAAATATCCTGGAATCGCAGGAGCAAACAACAGATTATAAAGAAGTGGTGGAAACACCTGCAGTCGCATTATCAGAAAATATTTTTGAGGCGGCAACAGACTATGAGGCCGAATATGATGATAATGAAGCGAGATGGGACGTGAGCAATTGGGCATAATAGAACTAGTGAGGGGGGATAAAAATCCTTACCTGGGAAAATTCAAGATTGTAGAACACGATCTTGAAAGAGACAAGATCATTGGAAGTTCATGGCAAAAGAATCTGATCACAAACAAACTAAAAGCTGCTCTTGCTGATGTGTTCACAGGGGATTATGATGCAAATAAACATGTTCTAGGAAAGTTAGCGGTGGGTACTGGAAGCTCGGCAATTGCTGTAACAGATCTGGCCCTAACAACACAGTTAGGATCATTAAAATCCTATGTCCCCGGGAGCTTGCATAACAATACCTATTCAAATAAATCCGAGGCAACGTATTATTTTGATTACACGGAAGCTGACTATTATGGCACGTGGGCGGAGCTTGGGCTTTATTCTGCCAATCAGACAGATCTTCTCACCCACTCATTGATCTCCCCAACAAAAACTTTCAGCAACACAAAAACAATGACCGTCTATTATGTTATAGAATTTTAAAGGTATATTGATGACATTTACAAAAAAAGTATCAGCTGGTGCCAAGATCACCTCAGCTGATTTCAGGCAGTACTTTGGGGATTTCTTTCCTGAAGGCAAAAAGACAGGATTTACTGTTTCAGTTGACAGTGGCCTTAATCTTAGCGTTGCAGCTGGAACGGCTTATGTAAAAGATGCGTCCGGGGGCATGTTTCAAGTTGTTTCAGACGCTGCAGAATTTTTGACAGCAACTGCAAATAGTACAAACTATGTTTATCTGCATTCTGACAACGGTGCCAACTGGCTCACAATCTCAACTTCCGCAACATTGCCGGATGATGCTATGCTGCTTGCGACAGTTGTCGCAGGAGCCAGTTCAATCTCTTCAATAACTAACGTTATTTCAGGATTACCTTCGTTTGTGCCACCTGGCGTTATTGTCGCTTGGAGTGGAGTTTTGACAAGCATCCCATCAGGATGGCTCCTTTGCGATGGAAACAACGGAACGCCTAATCTTATTGACAGATTCTTACAGGGGATTACAACTTCTTCAACAAATCCAGGAACAACTGGAGGTAGCCACACAAAGACTGTGGCCGGGTCTTGGACTTTTGCAGGAGATACAACTACAAGGGTGGCAGGATTTACAATAGACATAAGGCCAAAGTATTACGAAGTTGCGTGGATCATGAAGGCATGAAAGAATATTATTGTTCTAGGTGTGGGGTAGTTCTGGCAAGACCGGTTGAGATGTCTGCTAGCTATTGTTATGATCAAAAGACTGAGAAGACGTTTCTAGTTTGCAAGAAGTGTAGAAAGAAAAAGGATAGGGTTATTTGGAGTCAATAATAATCTAATTTCTATTTAATCCTTGATTATTAACAAGGAACTAAAAAAAGAGATTAAATATGGATAAATTTATTAATATGCTAAATTTATTATTGATTAAATTGGCTGAGTATATGGTGGATCCATTTGATAAGGAAAAATTAGAAAATAGAGTAGAGGATATCCTAGATTTTCTCAAAGAATCAAGTTGGGCTTCTGAAAAAGAGAAAATGGGCAATGTTTTTCTAAATTTTAGCATCATCTTATTCTTTACTTTAATAGTATCCTTTAAGCAAATAATAGATAATATAACGGGGTTACTAGCAATAGATTCGAGTATAATCAAAAATTTGTTAGGTATTTTGATATTGATTAATTTTATTTATATTTGTTATAAACTATTTACCTCACAACTTCCGAATAAAGGAAGATTTTCTGAAATAAAAATAACTATTGATCAGCTTTTTTCTACTGCACACTTTGCTCTTTTCGTTTCATTAATGATTGTTATTTTGATAAATATGTTCTTGGATGTCCCCCTCATATGGAACTATATCTTAATTATAATACTATTTTGTCTAGGACTATATATTTTTGCATGTATACTATTTGAGAAATATATTAAACCCGGATACCTTCATTTTTATTCATCTTTATCGATGAAACATATATTAGCTTCAAAAAATAATAAAACGAACATTATTATACATATTTCCAATAACTTTGGAAAAAAGATCAAAATCAAGATATATCTGGAGTATGATAATAGTTTAATTAATATTGCACCTCCAATAGGGGGGCAATTTCCTTTGAGGAATGATGTATACCAATTAGATTTACTGAAAAATCATTCTATTGATTATATGTTAGAAATAGAAGGTAAGATGCAAGGTACCGGTAATTTGAATATACTTTTACAACATGAAACCTACAAAAAGATTTTCGATGTTTCTGTAAGTGTAAAATAA